CGTACAGTTCAACTAAACGTCCAATGATGTCAATGACTTTGGGAAGCCATGTTTCTAAATACTGCAATACCTTGGCTACTTGTTGCAGAATTGGGCCGACAATCGCGGCTCCTGCGGTAGCAAATACGGATCGAAACCGGAACAGCGACCGCTCAATTTCACCCTCCGCCGACACCACCCTTGCAGCCAACGCGCCGCCCATGTTTGCGGCTCGCATTTTCTCCCCCATCATTGCCATTTCATTGCCAAGGTCTGCAAGCTGAACTGCTGGGCTGTACTCGCGGATGTCGTCTACAAACTCTAGAACAAACTGGCGCAACTGCATAAACGCGTCGTAGATCATCTTGGCCGCTTTGATTATTTGAACAACAGCAATCTTAAGGGCAGAATATATCGCAGTAATGATTCCGCTGACCATTTCCGAAGCCAATGCAGCGACTGAAAGCCCACCAGACATTGCTTTGCCTATGCCACCCGCAGCGCCGCCCGCAGACGAACCGCCGCCCTCGTTGATGTCGATAGTAATCTTGCCTAGGTCTTGCATTACTGAACCTCCCAAGTCATTTCAAACGCGCACAGGAAAGTCTCGGTTCCACGCATCCAGCCGACCGCCTCGTCTACGGACTCAATCTGCCCACCGCTGCGCCATGTGAGCGGGATGGTCAGCCGACCGCCGAGCGTGTTCTGAATTAGGAGCGTGCGTAGCCCGTCGATGAATTGCTCAATTCCCTCATCCCCGGCAATGCGCTCGGTAGCCCGGTTGGTGTTGTCAAACAGGCCGCGCCACCAGACCGTAATGTTGATCGTTGACTCAAGCAGACCAACGCCGCTACGAGGGTGCAGGGCAGAGTCTCCGCTCGGGACGATCTGTACCGCATACTGGGCAAGCATCTCGTCTCCGGGCTTCTCCGCCACATAGACGGCATCCCCGTAGTTGTTCGCGGACATCCAATTACGGATCTCGTCACGCAGCGCAATCCAGATTCCGGCGTTGCTTTGCACGGTCATTGGTTTGCCGCCTTGCTGTGTTCGATTTGCATACGCGTCTTGAAGGCAAGGGATGCGTCACCTGTAGTAAGACGGATAATGTGTTCGGTCAGCTCGGGCGATCCAAACGCAACAGCAATGCCTTGCGCGAATACGAGGGACTGTCGCGCTTCAATCATGGGGATGTTCTGCGCTAGTCCCATTGCCGTGTTCTCATCAAATTCCGAGGGGAGCCGTCCGTATGTCGCAACGAATAGGGATACCCCCCTTGCTATTTTCCCGCCTGCTCTACCGCCTGACCCATACGCGCAAAGACTGCAAAGAGGATCTCGTCCGACGCGTTAGCAGCTACTTCGGGCGAGCGTGCTACTTTTCGTAAGGCTGCTGCGACATCCGCGACTTGCGGTTGCCCGTCTTGCTTCCCGCTCAATGCGGCGAGCGCCTCGTTCCATTGAACCACCAACGCGCCGGACGGGATTTCTACGCGGAAGAGAAGCGGGTCGGTATCTGGGGTAAGGTCGATCATGTCAGGAAGTATAAGAGGCGGCGAGCAAATTGCTACCGTCTGGGATGGCGCGGAAGGTCAAACCCATACGCTGCTCGACGTTGCCGAATTGCGAGTGCGCGATTGCGTCACCCATCAAGTAGCAACGCCCAAAGGTGTAGCCCGTCTTCCCGACTGTTGCCGGGTCAATCTGAACCCCAAACGTCCCGCTATCGCCAACCAAGAGGCGGCCAACGGTCGAGCTGTACGCCGCCCCGCGCTGGCGGGTCTGTAGGCTCGTCAAGACCGTCGCATCCCACTTGACCAGCGTGACAGTAATCGTCGCGCTCGTGTTTTGAACCACCATTTCCTCAGGAGTCGCACCCGAGGCGACGGTTTTGATTTCATGGATGTTGTCCGAGTAGGAGACTTGCGGGAGGCTGTCGTTGTCAGTCTGCCCCAACTCAACATAGCCAGAGCCGACATTGACGAAGATTGACGTTGGGCCAGCGACGAAGATTGCAGTTGCCATTACTTGAGTTTTCCTTTGAGGATCTTTGCTAGACCGATTCTAATGGTTTTGCCTATGGCACTAAATTCCACGGCGGTCGGGACAAGGAACGGACGGGCGGGAACAGTCACGCCGCCCCATGCCATAAGGTAATCCTTGCCTTGGGAAAGTTTGTCAAGACCCGCGCCAGTCGCATGGGTCTTCTTCGCCTTTTTTGTCAGCGGGATGAAGTTAGGGCCGCTAGTTGAGAAGCCCTTCTCATGGTAGATGCCGTAGATAAACCCCTGCATAGTTACGGATACGCGTGCTGGGCCAGTCTGCTCGGCTTTTGCTTGAATTGACCGCATGAGATCCCCGGTAGCGCGAAGGGGTTGTTCCCCGTTTCGGTAAGACTGCCCAGTCATCTTGTACTCGGTCACCATGACGTTCTTTACAACGAACGAGCCGTCCTTCTTCTTGCGGCTGACCGCCTTGAGGACTTGACGCGTTGCGCTGGCTGTCTGCCCCTCCCGGGGCTTCTTGGTCGTCCAGAACTCGCCCGATATGGGCTTGAGCGCCGCGAGGGCAACCGTCTCCCCGTTCGGGCCGCGTCCTTGGCTCTTGTCAATGTGCTTCTTGGCGTAAGCGGAGATAGCCGCCGCAATGCCATTGCGGACAGACTCGTTGGCAAGCGCCTTGGATACTCGTTTACGCCACGGCTCCACGTCAGCGCCCCGGCATCGTGTTCGGGAGGCGAGGACGGAAGAAAGCGGAGTTGCTTACCCCGTTGTACCACGCGAGCGTCTGCAATGGGGTGGCTTGCACCGCTGGCACGCCCGCACTAGCCGCCTTGGCGACTGTCCCGAATATCATCTTCCCGTCCCGGAGTGCTTCCAGCATCGAGTACGCCTGCTTGAGACGCTGCTCCACGGCTGGGGTGATCTTCATGGCGCGGCGCTGAAAGAGCGCCTCAACCGCCAAGTCAACTACGAGCGTCATCAGCAGGGGGTCGTGAGCCGCTGAGAGCGTCGTTAAATCCAAATCGGTGTAGATGTTGCCTACACGCGTGTACGCCTGCACGATCCCCGTAGCGCGTTCTAGCGCGTGCGTAGTGACCGGGTTGGAGCCGAGCATGGGACTACCGAGGTCGCTGCACAGTTGTGCAATGATCTGAGCGTCGAGCGCGGCTTCCAAATCGGCGTAGGTGGCGTATGCGGTCATGTGTTCCGCCTAGAGAGGGGGGTGGGAACCGAAGTCCCCACCACCCTCATCCTGAGAGGCTGAATAATCAGGCGATGACGCTGCCACACAGGAACCCAGAGACTGGAGCAACCAGTTCCGAGGTGCTGTTGTCAATGACGCGGCCCTCAATACGGCGATCCTTCGGATCGTCCCAGTTCTCAACCGTCATATCTTCAAAGGCGAAGATTTGGCAGGTGCTGAACGAGGTAGAACCTTCGACACCAATCAAGCCACCGGGGCGGCTCACGAAGATTGCCGAGTTGCCGTACACGAATGAACGAGTTGCCGAGGCTGCGCCCTTGCGGGTCGTAATCTTGACCGAGTCGTCAACGACAACTGAAACGCCGAACAGATTTGGCGGGAGGCCGTAACGGCTGAAGATGTCAGAGCCTTGCAAGAATGGCAAGGCTGCTGGGTAGTTCTTCACATAGTTACGGATTTCTTCCGCCTGTGAGATGATGTTTGCAACGGTCGGACTGATGACCATGCAAATGTCTTCACTACGAACCGCGCCACCAGTAGCAAGCGAGATGCGCTGGAGCGCGTCTTGGATACTTGCCTGAATGATGTTGCTGCTTGAACTTGTCCAAACGCCCTTCCAACCACTAGCAACAGACTGATAGTTGCCAGCTGCGGTGAACGACGCAATCGCTGCGGCGTTGGTCAGCGCGGTAGCCGTTCGCATTGAGCGAGCGGTCATAGCGAGCTGTGCCTTGCTGCGAGCGTGCTGGGCAACGATGTCCCACGCGGCTTGCTTGACTGTCTCGTTCGGAATGTAGAACGGGAAGGCAAAGCGTTGAGCCGTGAAGGTA